GGCGTTGATCGAAAGCAAAGCGCAACTCCTGACGCTCTGCGGCAAAGGCTCGATGCTTTACAACATGGGAAGCCGGTATCTCGACCGCGATCCGTTCGGACCACTTTACATCCTGCCGATCGAGGACGACGCTGCCGCCGTCGTCGCGACCGGAACGATTACGGTTACCGGCCCCGCGACGCAATCGGGAACGCTGAACGTCTATGTCGGCGGTTTCCGCGTCCGCTCGCTGGTATCGAGCGGCGATGCCGCGACGGTCATCGCGACAAATCTCGCCGCCGCGATTACCGCGACCGAAGGGATCGAGGTCACGGCGGTTGCCGCCGCCGCCGTCGTCACCTTGACCTCGATCGGCAAGGGCGAAGTGTTCAACGGCATCGACGTGCGGACGAATTATCTCGGGTCGGCCGGCGGCGAATTCGCTGTCCCCGGCGTGACCTTGACCATAACGCCGATGGCCGGCGGAACCGGCAATCCGGGCATTGCCGGCGCGCTCGCGAACCTATCCGATCAGCCGTTTGACTTCATCATTACGCCCTACACCGACACGTCGAACCTCGACGCGCTCAAGGGCTTTCTAGCCGATGATGTCGGGCGCTGGTCGTGGGAACAGATGATCTATGGCGGCGCGTTCTCGGCGTATCGTGGCACGCTCGGCGAATGCACGACCTTCGGAACCGCGCGCAACGATCAGCATATGTCGATCGCCGCGTTCAACGACTCGCCCGATCCGCCTTGGATATGGGCGACCGAGATGGGCGCCGCGTCGGCGGCGAGCTTGCGCGTCGATCCCGGCTTGCCGCTTCAGTATATCAACACGACGCTCAAGGCCCCGCCGATCACGTCGCGCTGGACGCTCGGCGAGCGCAACACGCTGCTGTATGACGGCATGAGCACCTTCCGGACCGGCGACGACGGAACCGTAATCGTCGAGCGGATGTGCACGACCTACCAAAAGAACGCGGCCGGCGCGACCGACAACAGCTACCTCGACGTTGAAACCATGTATGGGTTGATGTTCGTGGCGCGCGATCTTTCTAACTATCTCCTGACGCGCTATGCGCGGAAAAAACTGGTGAGCGACACGACGCAAATACTCGCCGGATCGAACTGCGTCAACGCGCCGATGATCCGCGCGTCGGTTATCAACGAGTATCGCGCGATAGAAGCCGCCGGCTATGTCCAGAACAGTCGCACGTTCGCGCAGAACGTGATCGTCGAGAATGCCGGCAACGGCTTGGTCAAAATCCTCGCGCCGGTCGATCTGGTCAATCAGCTTCGCCAGATCGCGATCCTGCTTCAATTCCGTAAGTCATAAGGGGGCGGCAATGGCTGCATGCGAAAGGCTGGCCGGTATCACCGGCCTTACGATCGATGGCAACGCCTATATGGTGGTGTCCGACGTTACGTGGTCGCCGGCAAAATGGAAGCGCGAGACCTTGGTCGGTCTCGACAGCGTCCACGGTTTCTCGGAAGTGCCGATCCAGGGCTTTATCGAGGCGACGCTACGCGATAGCGGCGAGATCAGTGTCGGCGACTTCAACGACATGCGCTGCGTCGAGGTCATGGTGACGCTTGCGAACGGTAAGGTCGTCGGCGGGGCGAATATGTGGAACACCGCCGCGCTCGAGGTCCGCTCGGCAGAAGGCACATTCCAGGTCCGGTTCGACGGTATCGACGTATCGGAGGCATAACCGATGGACGCGCTAACGACCGATGACTTCGGTGAGCTCGGCTCGCCGGAGCCGGAGCCGCGCACGCTCGATATGGACATCGACGTGACCTTTCAGAAAAAACGCTTCACGTCGCTCCACCTGGAGGAGCCGACCGCGAAGCAATTGGAGCGCGCCGAGATCGAACTAAATACCACCAGCCCGACAGCCTACACGATGCGCCGCTACCAGATCGCGCTTGTCGCCTCGGTCGCACAGGTGCCGCGCGAGGTCGTGCTCGAATTGAAATTCTCGCAACTAAACGAGGCTTTCGATTTTTTGGCCGACTTGCTCGATCGTTCCCGCAAGGATGGCGCGACCTGATCGCCGACCTGACGCGCTTCTGGGGCTGGGGACCGCACGACGCCTGGGGCCTGACCGGAACGCAATTGATCTGGTGGGCCGAACAGTCGCACCGGATCGCTGACCGCGAGCGCGAAGCGACCGAGCAGGCCAGGGGATAATGGCCGGTTATTCCGTAACCTATACGGTCGTCGATAATGCGACCAAGCAGATCGACGCGATCAACCGTCGCGTCGCGCAAATGCGCGCGCCGATGGAGCGCATGCAACGTTCGGTTACGCGCTTCGTTGATGTCTCGGGACTCCGCAAGGTCGCGACCGGCTTCGAGTGGATCGGCAAGGCGGCGGGAACCGTGCTGCGCACGTTGACCGCGATCGTTCCCGTGATGGGCGCGATCGTCGGCGCCGCGTCGATCGCGGGCATGGTCAAGCTCGTGTCAACCTATGCCGACTGGTCGCATGAGCTTGTCGCCGCCGCCGACAACATCGGCACGACGACGCAAAAACTTCAGCAATTCGAGGACGCGACGCGGCTCGCCGGGGGCAACGCCGCGACCATGCGCGACAGCCTGAAGGGGCTGCACGACAATCTTGCCGACTTTAACAGGGGAGGCGCGAACGCCGCCGTTACCGGGCAATGGGCGAATAAGCTCAAGGTCAATCTGCGCGACGCGAATGGACAAATCCGATCCGCCGCCGATCTGATGCCGGAATTGCTCGAAAAGATTGCCGCGATGCCTGATCCCGCCGACCGCGCTGCCGCCGCGAACGCGCTCCTGGGATCGTCGGGCGACAAGCTGGTCGAGACGTTCCGCCAGTCGAGCCGCAGTTTCGGCGATTGGTTCAACGATGTTAAACGATACAAAGATTTAACGGACGAACAGAAGGCGAGTCTCCAGCGCTTCGGCGAAGCGCAAGGCAAGCTCGGCGTCGATTTCGACCGCCTGGGGCAACAGATTAGCGCAATGGTCGCGACGCATCTCGGGCCTCTACTAGAAAAATTCGCGGCATTCGTCGAACAGAACACGCCCGCGATCCTCGGCGCAATCGATCAATTGGTAAGCCGCTTCGCCGCTTGGCTGAACAACCCAGAGACGGGAAAAGCATTCGTCGCGAGCGTCAAATCCGTTGCCGACTCGTTGGTGTGGGTCAGTAACAACCTCGATACGATCAAAACCGGCGTCGAGGTCATCGCCGGATTGTTCGCGCTCAAATGGGCCGGCGGTATCGTGTCATCGATCGGCGCTGTTACCGAAGCATTCGGCGTCGTCGGCGTCGGCGGCGCGGCCGGCATTGGCCTATTGGGCGCTTTGGGCCTTGTCATCTGGTTGTCGGTCGAGATCGTCCGCCACTGGTCGGAGATCAAACAGGCCGGCGCCGAACTCGCCGACAGCGTAGGCAAGAGCTTTGATCGCGTATCGAAAACCATGTCCGACTGGTGGACTGGCAAACACGATCCGAACGACCTTCCGAAGCCCGGCGAGACTCCAAGCTATCCGACGCAGCCGGCTATACCGGCGCCGCAGCAGTATCTACCGCAAGGGGGCGCCCCCGGCGGCGCCTGGGCGCGTCCGCCAGGAGCGATCCAGAAGCAATCCGCGACCGGCGGCTATCTTCCCGGCGGCGTTACGCGCGCATCCTATGGCGGCGGTCCGCTCGGCGGTGTCGGCGGTGGCGGCGGCGGCGTCGCGGCGATCGGACCGAGCGAATTCTGGGACAGCATGGCGCGCGCCGTTGCCAAAGGCTTCGAGGACGCTTGGGACCACATCACCGGCATAGGCGGCGGTGGCGGCGGTGTCGGCGGCGGTGGCGGTGGCGGCTTCCAGCAGGCTTCGTTCCGCGTTCCCGCTCCACCGGCCGGCGGTCCGTCGCCGAACATCGGACCGGGCGGACGTACGCCGGGCGCGCTATCTCCCGGCGCGATATCGTCAGACGTAACGCCGGAAGGTCGCGCGTTGCTTGCCAATATCGCGGGCGGCGAAAGTGGCGGCGATGCGTCGATCCTTTATGGCGGCGGGCACTTTTCCGATACGTCGAAATTTCCCGAGTGGGCAGGCAAGATGGGGCCGGCCGGTATCTCGCACGCGGCGGGACGCTATCAATTCCAACCCGCAACATGGGCGGCGGCGTCAAAGGGGGCCGGCGTTTCCGACTTTACGCCCGCGAGCCAGGACAAGGCGGCGTGGTGGCTCGCGCAACACGACTACCGGCAACGCACAGGCCGCGACCTTGGCGCGGACCTCAAAGACCCGAGCAAAGCGTCGGCGATTGGCGCAGCCCTCGGACCGACCTGGACCTCTGCCAATCCCGGCAAGTGGGCTTCCGGCTTGCAAGACAAGCTAAAGGGCGCGCCAGTCGCCGCCGCGCCACCGGTAACCGTTCCGCCGCCACAGGCGCCGAACGGCGCGGTCGATGTCAACATAACGCACAAGAACCCGCCGCCGAATAGCGCGGTAACCGCGAGCGGATCGGGCGCGGTCAACGTCGCGCCGGTCCGCGTCGAGCATCAGAACATGGCGGACATATGAGCGGCTTCCTCGGTCCGATTGCCGGCGCGATCTCCGGCGTTAATCGCGTCGTCGGTGCGACCGGCTCGTTGGTCAACGATGTCGCGCGGATCGGCCAGAGCTTCGGCGGCTCGCAGACCTTCGATACCTCGGGCCAGTCCTGGGCTTCCGGTTCGTGGTTCCAACAGCTACAGCCCGGCTCGTGGCGCGGCGTCGGCTTCGTCCTCGATGCCGGCGATACCGCCGCCGGAAGGCGCGTTGCGATCCACGAATATCCCTATCGCGACGACGCCTGGGCAGAGGACCTAGGCAAGCTTCCGCGCCGGTTCACCATCCAGGCGTTCATTGTCGGCGACGATTGCTATCAACAGCGCGACGCTATGCTGCAAGCCTGCGAGCAGGCCGGCGCCGGGACGCTGGTCCATCCGACGCTCGGCTCGATCCAGTGCGTGTTGCTTGAATTCGGCTGCGCCGATCGCCGCGAGCGCGGTCGCGTCGTCGAGCTTCAGTTCACCTTTATCGTTGCGGGCGACGTGCTCTATCCGAGCACCGCGACCGCGACCGGACAGAACGTGCTCGCCGCCGTTGGCAAGCTCAATATCGCCTCGGCCGGCGATCTCGGCTCGACGCTATCGAGTGTCGGCAACGTCGCGCACGAAGCGATCTCGACGGTCGGCCACTATGTCGGGATGGCGACCGGTCTGGTCGGCGACGCCGGTCGGATATTCAACAGCGTGCGCGGCCTGACCGGTTTCTTCGGACGCTACGCGACCGGAAGCCGCTCGACGCTCCAGCCGGTAACCGCGACGATCAACGGCGTTCTCGGCGCCGCGACAACAGCGCGCTCGCTGGTCTACTCGACCGGCTCCCTGGTCAACCATCTGGCGAGCTTTCTGTGAGCAAGGAATCGGACGCTTTCGCCGCCGCCTCGGTCGATCTCGCGAACGCGGTCGCGGCGTCCGCCAACGATCCCGCCGACGCGATCCGGCTCCTGCTTCCACTCGCCGGCTGGATGCCGCCACCGATCGGCGGGACCGGTCCGCTCGCGATCAACGCGCGCGCCGCGTCTGACGCAATCGCGAGCAATCTCCGGTGTGCCGCTTGCGCGGCCTTGGCGGGGGCTACGCAGGCATATGGCCCGGTCAGCTACCAAGACGCGATGGCGGTCCGCAACGCCGTATGCGACGCGCTAGACGCCGAAGCGACCCGTGCCGGCGACGCCGGCCGCGACGCGACCTATCAGGCCCTCCGCGATCTCCGCGCGGCGGTCGCGCTCGATCTCGCGGTGCGCGGTGCCGGTCTCGCATGGCTGGTCGAGATCGAGACCCGCCAGCCTATGCCATCGCTCGCCGAAGCCTGGACGCTCTACCAGGATACGCCGCGCGAGCCGGGCCTTGTTGCGTCCGCCGATCCGCCGCATCCGCTGTTTATGCCGACTAGCTTTCCGGCGCTGAACCAATGAACGACACAAGCGGCGCGATCGCGCACGGCGTCGTCTCGCATGGCCCGCCACCCGGCTCGACCGACGTGTTGAGCCTGACCGTGGGCAATCAGACCGTTACCGGCTGGCAGCGGGTCTCGGTCACGCGACCGCTCGCCGCGATCCCGGCTTCGTTCTCGATCGAGGCGACCGAGCGCTATCCGAACGCCGCCGACATCGACCTCAAGCCCGGCCAGCCTTGCACGGTTAAGATCGGCGCCGATCTCGTGTTGACCGGCTATGTCGATCGCTACACGTCCTCGATCTCCGCGTCGCAGCATACGATCCGCGTCGAGGGCCGGAGCAAGTCGGAGGACTTGGTTGATTGCTCGGCACTGGTCGAGGGCACATCGGCCGGAAGCGAAAGCAAGGAAGGGATGCAAGTAGTCAACGGCACGACGCTCGATATCGTCCGCAAGCTCGCCGCGCCGTATCACGTCGATGTCCAGAGCACGGCCGGCGACGGCATCCAGGTGCCGCAATTCAATATCAATCTCGGCGAGACCGTCTGGGAGATCATCGACCGCATTACGCGCTATTCGGAAATGATCGTTTACGATATGCCGGATGGCTCGATCATGCTCGCAAAGGTCGGCACCGAAGCGATGGGATCGGGCTTTCGGATCGGCGATAACGTCGAGACGGCCGATGTCATGTTCTCGATGGATCAACGCTATTCCGAGTATGAGGGCCACCTGATCTCGATGATGGCACTCGGCACCGACGCGGGCGTTAATATGCCGGGCGTCGGCGAGATCGTCCGTGACGACGAAGTGCCGCGCTTCCGCAAGCTTTATGTGATCTCGGAACAGTTCGTGCTGGGCACGCCGCTCGCCGGCAAGCGCGCGATCTGGGAAAAGAACCGTCGCTGGGGCCAGAGCTTCAATTTCACCGTCACCTGTGACGCTTGGCGCGACGCTTCCGGCAAGCTCTGGGAGCCGAACAAGCTCGCGCCGATCGACGCCGAAGCGCTGAAGCTCAAGCATCGCGACTGGCTAATCGGCACCGTCACCTATCTGCGCGATGAAAGCGGACAGCATGCCCACCTGGGGCTGTGGCCCCCGGAGGCGTTCAGCGTCGAGCCGACCTCGCCCAACGTCCTGGTGACGCAAGACGACATCAACAAGAACAAACCGACCAAGCCGAACGCCGACGCTTCGCCGCCGACGACCTTCACGCCCTCGACCGCGACGGTCGCGACATGAGTGTCGCCGATCGGCTGTATCGCCGGGCGAGGATGGCGGTCGGGACAATGAAAATAACCGCGACCGACGATAGTGGTCCGGTTCATCGCGCACAGGTCCGGGGCTTTCCGAACGAAGTCATCGACGCGATGCCGGTGCTCCAGATTTACGGTCTCGCGTCGCATGCGATACCGGGATCGGACGCAATCGCATCCTTCGCGAGCGGCGACCGGTCGAATGGCGTCATCGTCGCGACCGGCAATCAGCAGCACCGCTTGCGGAATCTCAATCCGGGCGAGGTCGCGCTGTATGACAACAGCGACAGCCAGAGCGTCCTAAAGCTCGCCAACGGCGGCAACGTCTCGGTTACCGCGAGCGGAAAGCACACGACGACCGTCCCGAAAGTCGAGGTCAACGCTTCCGACAATGTGCTCGTGACGACGCCGCTGGTCCACGTCGAGGGCCGGCAAACAATGGCGTATGAGCCGGTCGATCCCAACGAGGTCGTGACCAAGAACTATTGCGACGCGAACCGCGGCGAGGGCGGCGGCGGCGCGGCGGGACCGCCTGGGCCGGAGGGGCCGGCGGGACCACAGGGGCCGGCTGGACCGGCAGGCCCCGCCGGTCCGAAGGGCGATACCGGCGCGACCGGCGCGGCCTCGACGACACCCGGTCCGCAAGGCCCCCAAGGCCCCGCCGGAGCCGCTTCGACGGTGCCAGGACCGGTTGGGCCTACCGGCGCGCAAGGCCCCCAGGGGCCAGCCGGAGCGGCCGGAGCGCAGGGACCGATCGGCTTGACCGGACCGGCTGGCCCCGCCGGAGCCGATTCAACCGTCCCAGGCCCCGCCGGTCCGACCGGATCACAAGGCTCGCCCGGAACCCCAGGCGCCACAGGCGCGCAAGGCCCCGCCGGAGCCGATAGCGTCGTTCCCGGTCCGGTTGGGCCTGCCGGCGCGACCGGCCCCCAAGGCCCTGCCGGAGCGGCCGGAGCGGCTGGAGCGACCGGGCCACAAGGCCCGGTGGGACCACAGGGACCGGCCGGGCCTACGGCGGTCAGCACCGACGCGAACAATGCCGCGCGGCTCGGCACCGATGGCAAAATCTGGGTGCCGCCGATCGGCGCGTCGCAGTGGGACGGTTACGCGCTCGCCGCCGACGCCGAGACGACCAGCGCGCTCGACGCAATGCTCGCGACGATCGCCGAGCTCACCGCGCGTGTCGCCGCGCTCGAGGCGCGAGCATGACGGGCTGGATTGAAGCCGCCGGCTTGCCGGTTCCGATCGCCGATGGACCGCTGCCGGCCGCGACTGGCGCGGGCGACGTTTGGATCCTCTGGGACAATCTCAACGCGCAAGGTGACTGGACGCTTGCGGCCGGCGATCTCCAGACCGGACAGGACCTCGAAACGGCGTGCTTGGTCTCGCTGTTCACCGACAAGCTCGCGACGCCCGACTTCGTGCCGACTGACGGATCGAGCGACCGGCGCGGCTGGTGGGCCGATCCGTATAACGATCAACCGCTCGGCTCGAACCTCTGGCAATTGGAGCGCGCCAAGAAAACCCGCGACACGCTCGGTCTCGCGCAACGCTACGCCGCCGAGGCGTTGCAATGGCTGGTCGATGATGGTGTCGCGAAAGAGATCGTCGTGAACACGGCATGGCTCGGCGCCGCGATCGGCTCGACCTTGCTCGGGATCGGAATCGCGATCGTCAAGCCTGACGGCTCGGTAACGCGCTTTACCTTCGGCTGGGCGTGGCAATCTCTCGCCGTGCTCGCGTCGCCTGTGCAAGTGCCGCCACCGCCGATGCAACGCGCCCGCGCAATGGTGAGGTAGCATGCCCTTCGCTCGACCGACTTTGACCGCGCTGCGCAACACCGCGATCCAGGACATTACGACCTCCGGCGTTCCCGGTCTCGACGGCTTGCTACGCAACGCGGTGCTGCGTGTGCTCGCGTGGTGCATGTCGGGGCTAGCGTATAGCGTCTATGGGTATCTCGACTGGATCGCGCGCGAGTCGGTTCCGTTTACCGCAACCGACGAATACCTGTTCGCCTGGGCGGCGTTGATCGGCGTTTATCAAAAGGACAGCACACCCGCGACCGGCGCCGCGCAGTTTACAGGCACCGCCGGTCTCGTGTTGCCATCCGGCGCGCCGCTAACCCGCCAGGACGGTGTGCCCTACACGACGACTGCCGATGGCACGGTTGATCCGACCGGCGTCCTGGTCGTGCCGATCGTCGCCGCTATCAACGGCGCCGCGACGAATGCCGATACCGGCGTCGCGATCTCGATCGCCGCGCCTGTGCCGGGGATCAATTCGGGCGGCGTAACCGTCTCGCCGTTGACCGGTGGTAGCGACCAGGAGACCCAAGACGAACTGCGGACGCGCATGCTGTTCCGCTACGCGCAACCGCCGCAAGGCGGCTCGGCGTCGGATTACGTCGAGTGGGCACTAGAGGTGCCTGGTGTAACCCGCGCCTGGGTCCAATCCGGCGGTGGTAGCGTCCAGGTTTATCCGATGTTCGATATTGCGAACGCCGAGCACGGCGGCTTTCCGCAAGGCACCGATGGCGTCGCGACCGAGGAGACGCGCGCGACCGTCGCGACCGGCGATCAGCTTACCGTCGCGGATCATATCTGGCCGATCCAGCCGGTGACCGCGCTGGTGTTCGTCGCGGCTCCGGCGCCGCTCGCAATCGATATCACGCTCGGTTCGCTCGATCCGCTCAACGTCGAGACCGAGGCCGCGATTACGGCGTCGCTGGTCGATGCGTTCCTGGTGATCGGCGAAGTCGGCGGCACGGTCTATCCGTCGCAACTATATGAAGCGATCTCGGCGACGCCGGGTGTGGTCCGTTTCGATATCATCTCGCCGACCGCGCCGATTACCGCGCCGGCCGGTGCACTACCGATCATGGGCGCGTTGACGGTCGCCTGACATGCCGATCCCGAGCGCGTCCGCGATCGATTACCTCTGGCAGTTTCAACGGCTCCTGCCGCGCGGTCGCGTCTGGCATCGCGGCTGGGGGACGTTGCAAGCCGCCGATCTCCTGACGCTGATGCCGACCTGGGCGCGGTTGCATATGCGAGCCGGCGAGGTTATCGCCGAGACGTTCCCGTGCTCCGTGTCCGCCGAGATGCTGCCGGAATGGGAAGCGACGCTCGGCCTGCCGGATTGCGCGCCGCTCGGCACGATCCAGCAGCGGCAGGCAGCCGTATGCGCCAAGTTCTCGATGCGCGGCGGACAGTCCATCGCTTATTTTATCGAGCTTGCCGCCGCGAACGGTTACCAGATCACCATCGAGCAAAATGCCGCCTTCCGCGTTGACATCAACCGCGCGGAGGATCCGCTTAATGACGCGGTTTGGGATTATGTATGGACGGTCACTTCGGTGACCGAGACATACGTTTACTTTCGGCCCGAGGTATCGCACGTCGAGGAACCGCTCGTGGTCTGGGGCAACGCGCAACTCGAATGCTTGATCCGCGAATATGCGCCAGCCCATACGATCCCGATCTTTGAATACGTCGATCCCACTGCGGTCTGGGACGCCGACACGACGGTCGCGCTCTGGGACACCGACACGACAACCGCAATCTGGGACGGCCTGGGAGTGCCCCCGTAATGGTTTCCAACATCAACCCTACCTATCCGATCCCAAACACCCCGACGACGCAAAGCGTGCGCGATAACTTCCAGCACGCGCACGACGAGATCGGCGCGCTTCAGGCCGCTGGTCCGTATGCGCCGCTCGCGTCGCCGGCTCTGACCGGCAACCCGACCGCGCCGACGCCTAGCCCGAACGACAACGACACCAGCATCGCCACTACCGCCTATGTGCAGGG